ATGTTTAATAATAAACGCATTTATCGTTAATGATCATATCATACTAAGCGACAATAAACTCCCTGTGGCAATAATCCTCAATTAATTTTATGGTTCCTTGACGCCATTTAAACCTGTCCCACCAAAATTCTATCCCTAGTCCAACTAGATCTTTGCCTATAAATTGAAAGTGTTTCTTGTATTCATCTATGCTAGTTGGAGTAAAGTGTAGATAGTTTTCAACTAGGTATATCTCCACACACCTATTATCACCCGGTTTTTGATGAGGGATATCATAAAAAACTGAAAGTTGGTCAATAGTTCCAATAACTATCATATCAGCAAAATAGAGAATACTGGTTTGGATAAGAGCAAGAAAGCCCATTTTTTCATTTGTTCGACCTAAAACATACTCTAGAAACAGACTCCAATTTAGGGGAAAGACATCAGTTCTCGATTTTATGATTAGGTGCCCCGATTTACCAAATTTTTCGCGAATATATTCTAAACCACTATTGATTGTTGTGAGTTGGTAATTGACTGAGCGTCCAGTTTGAATAATACTGTTTTGCGAAAGAACAATAATGAATCCATTTTCTTGTAGATGCTCTCTATCTTTCTCTGTAAGCTCTCTTTGCCAAGTAGATATTATAATCGGGTTACTATTTTTATCGACTGTACGGTAACTATCAATGATGTTATTTACATAAGAGTTGCAAATTTTACCACAAACCAATGTAATAATCATTTTCTTCCTATATATTAGAACAAGATTCGTGAAATACAAAGACGCGGAGTGTCTGGGTTCGCAAGTTTCACTTGCTTAAATTTCCTCCTGAAAATTTAAGTCAAAGAAAATAGTTATTATTATATAGATGGTATTGTATATTACTGGTGAATGGGTTCAACAACAATGCCAGTATTATTTAGGAACACAACGAGATTTTAGATCGACCCCTAAGATATCTGAGCAAATAGAAAGACAAATAGACATTGACAATTGCGAAACCCTAGGCAATCTCCAATTTGACCGATTATTTTGTTATACCCATATCATACGCTCCCATTATGATAAGGTTTATCAACTACTTTTAACGACTAATAGTCCATTTATATTTGTTTGTCATAATTCGGACATAGAATTTTCGGAAAAGTATCAAAATTTGATTGAAATACCGAATCTAATCAAAATTTATACTCAAAATTTATCTTTTAAACCAACCCCCAAAATCAAACCTTTACCAATTGGCATGGCTAATTCACAATGGTCACATGGTAACCTGGCTATACTTGAAAAAGTTCGTTTGCTTTCACAGGAAAAATCAGAACTGGTTTATTTTTGGTGCAATATAATAACTAATAGGGCCAAACGTTCACAATGTATCGAAGCATTATCCGGTAAAGTCCCATTCTTATCTCAGAAATTACATTTCGAACCATACCTGAAATTATTATCTAAACACCATTTTTCTATTTGTCCCGTAGGGAATGGTATGGATACGCATCGTTTTTGGGAATCAATTTATCTAAAAGTAGTACCAATTTGCTTGCGTTCTCCTCTAACCGAATATTTCAGTCATTATGTTCCAGTTGTTTTGTTAGATGACTGGTCAGAATTAGATATTTCACTTCTTAATTATGAAAATCACCTTTTCGATGATGAGAACTTGAAAAAGTTAGTCTCGCTTTCATGAATAAACAAACTTTTTTAGATTTTTACAGTGAATATGTAGACAAATGATTGGTATTTCTTTATTATGATACACTAAATATGGTACACTATTACGCCAAATAAATTTAAATTTACTATAGTTGACCACACATGTTTCATTGACAAATCCACTAGTATCCTCATTACCCGGACAATTTCTAGGGTCAATACCACCAAGATATTGTCCAATAGCCGCCCCATCGAAAATGACTTTGTACTTAGAGAAATTTCGACTAAAGATTGAATCGACCCTCTCTAAATCCTTGTCGTCTTTTTTAATCGTTAAAGTAGGGTCAAGTTCGGGTAAAATTATAGGAAAAGTATCAACGTCTTTTGCTTTTCCCCAATTATTCATATCATTCTTGTTTCTGTCAAACATTTTTAAATTCACTTCCAATAAATTCACATTGGGTATATACATAATACTGGGAATACATCGAGTCTGACTGTCCTTGACCAAAATGATCTTTTCATCAGTATGAAATTTAATTTGATCAAGGTTTTGATAAACTAAAACGTCATTTTCGATATGAACTATTGGACCTATTCCTTCTAATCGCATTAAATATTCAATGGCCTTAAATCGATAACTGGTAAAAAACCAAAAGCCGCCGCGAAATGTTCTCTTTTCTCTAGTTCTGATTTTTTCATACTCCCCTTGTTCAAATTTCAAATAAAGATCCTCGATATAAAAAATTTTTATTGGTGATAAATCACTGAAAAACTTACCAAATTTTTGGTCAGTAATAACATAAATATCTTTATTTCCGAATTTGAGTAAGTTGTTGATGTTGTCGATAATATACTCTTGTATATTGTTTAACATGACCAAAACCACGATCATTTTGTAATATAAAAGAGTACAACAAACCAAGATCAGTAAATTTTGATAACTGATACTTCTTTGTCAATATATTTTAGGACTATTTCAGGATCATATTTTTTAAGTGGTAAGAATTTACCACTTAATGGGCGTGACCGAGATGGAGTTTCCTGATTATCATATTTTTGAGCACAACTGTTATTAATGATTAAGTATCGACATTTTTTGTTGACTATTATCCAATCAAAAAATGTAATTATCTCTTCATTAAGCCAATGCTGCAACACATCTTTGATAATATAAAGATCGGCTGTTTTAAGTCGAGTTCGTTCTTCATAAATGTCTAAATGTTCAAAGTTGTATTGAACATGGTTTTTTTTGTGACTTTCAATCATTTTCTTGTAACAGTCATACCCCGTATAATCAACATTCAACTCACGGTATATTTCGTTAGAAAATTGCCAATCACCACAACCAAGATCAACCACACTATTTATTTTATTTTGTTGAATGAAATCACGGATCAAATTAATATATGGCCAATTGTCTTCCAAAAGACTTCCTCCTCCTGATGATCCATTAAAATCTTTACCTATTTTACTTTCACCCCAATTATTATTTTCATAAACATCAGTAAAAAACTTTTCCATTGTAGTTATACTAATATGTTCTAATATTTTATATTAGAACTCACGCTTTGTAAGTAAAATGCCAATCAGTGACAATAATGAAACAGAGTCAATATTTGATATTGTTATACCATTTGGACCAAATGATGATGACATATTAACCACAAATATAGAATATAACTGTAAAAATATCATAGGTTATAGATATATTTATATAATCGCATATGATATTGAGAAAGCCTGTAGTCTTATTACTGTAGATAAAGAAACAAGATCTAAAATACATGTTATACCCGAACAAAAAGCCCCATTCTCTGTTAAAGAGTGTCATGGTATATTGGGATGTACAAATAAACGAGAGGGATGGTATTTTCAGCAATTATTAAAATTATGTGCCGACCAATATATTAAAGATCTATGCGAGTACTGGCTAGTAATAGATACTGACACTGTTTTTTTAAAACCAACCACCTTTTTCGAAAGTGGTTTACCTCTTTATAATTTTGGATCCGAGTATAACGCTCCTTATTTCACCCATATTTCAAAGTTAATGCAACTGGACAAACAAGTTAAAAAATCTGGAATTTGTCATCACATGATGTTTTGCAAAACATTAATGCAAGAATTACGAAATAAAGTAGAAAAAGATAGTACGGATCCATTTTGGAGAGTATTTTTAATGGCAGTAGATCCAAAATATACCAATTTTTCTGGCGCTTCAGAATATGAACTGTATTTCAATTACTTACATAAATATCACCCAAATGCATTTAAAGTCAGATCATTGGTTTTCAGAAATATAAGTCGAAGAAACATGAACCGCTTACACGGCATGGCAAAGAACATTGATTATGTAAGTCTTCATCATTATCTGTAACAAAATTTTCATGATATTGATAAGACGTGTCAGCGAACATAATAATATAAGATAAGATGGAATCAATAGCTATTTCACTGGGATGGGATTGTGACGCTGCTATTATTGGAGTTGAACGAGGATTCCGAAAGACCAGAGAAAATGGTTACCATACATGTCCATTTGATCTGATGCTAAGTAATTATCCAGGTGTAATAGATTGCCTATATAATAATTTTAAGGGATTTACTGATCCAAATAATTTGAAATTTTTATCAGTACCGGAGTGTGCGCTTCGTAATAGTGGTGAACGGATAATAATTAATACAAAGTACCGTTTTATGTTCAATCATGAGTCACCGGAACATGCTGGTTTATATGATAAAGAAGGATGGGAGGGTGGGAAAATGCATTTTGTGGCTGATAATTTTGAAAATTTCATCAAAAGATACCAAAGAAGGATCGAAAATTTTCAAAACTATATAAATTCTGGAAATAAGATAGTCTTTCTATTGAATAGACCACAACGAGATTTCAGTGAACTTATTAAGTGTTTGGATACCGTGTATCCAAATTTGGATTATGAGATTAGAAATGTATATAGATTACGAAAGAGCAATCCGATAATGTTTTTCGAAGTACATCAACAAATGGGATTCAGTATGGAGGATAAAGAAATTGTTAGTGCACGTAAAGCACTAGGATCATTTGCGAAAGATTATCCGTTAACAAAATACAAGTCTGAATTGATCGATACCTACACAGATGTAGCAAAAGACACCTAACTCTAATTATCAATTCTTCAGTTCTTCTGGATACCATAATTCAAAGTCTTTCCTATAGAAATCTTTAATAGCAGAAATTGTTTCTGGTGTGAGATCATTTCTGGTAAACCCTGAGTCAGATTTGAAGCAATGAACGTTCTCGAATTTCATATTAGAGCCATATTTATTCATTAGATTTTCATAATCTTCTTTTAGGTTTTCAAAACGTAGGATATGGTGAACTTTGTATTTTTCTGGATCATCGTAATAAATAAACCGGTTCATTGGAAGAAGGAAACACGTATGCACATAAGGGTTTGTTTTAGCAAGTTCAAGGTTATCAACAATCCACTTGTTGAGGGCTCCAACAGATCTTGTTCCCTTTCTATTACGAGTATTAAAATTATAGGCACTAATAATACGTTCAATGGGATTTCGGATGCTAACAAAGACATCATAATCAACATAAGGATTACCTTTTTCAAAGCAATCCAGTGGGACATGCCTAAGATCCACTTGTTTTGGTAATGTACTCTTAAAACTAGAGAGGTAACCTTTATCGTTAACGGCCCATTTTAACTGGTGTACGCGACCCGCAAGAGATATACTCGACCCACCAGTCTTAGGGATATGTAAGAATTTCAAATCATTCAGTGTTTTTTGTTCAGCTTTAAACTCTACCATTTATAACACTTAACAGAAAACACTGGGTCATAGTTTTGGAAAAAAATCGAAACAAAAATTATTAATTAATTGATTAAATTAAAATCACTTTCTTCAAAGTACATAACACTTACTCTCAATAATGGAACTGTGCCTATGTTTCACACATGGTCCTGATAAATGTAAACGACCAGAAAAAGAAAACCATGAATGTGGTTGTAGTGTCCATATAAAACTTATAGGTGATAAAAGGATTTATGGACCGGATAAATGTAAAAGAATTGAAAAATATGGACACAGGTGTTCTTGCTATGAATTTGGGTCAAAAAAATGTAAAAAGATTGAGAGAGAGGATCATAATTGTGGTTGTTATAACCGTAAAAATGCGTGTATAAGAATTGAAGAAGATAAGCATAGATGTTCATGCGAATTGACCTCAAGTGGACCGAAGACATGTAGGAAACACCGTAATGATACTATAATAACACCATCCGATAAGTCTGAGCTGTCACTTAACAATAACGATGATAATGAAGGTTCATCGCCAAATTGTGAATGTCGTATTATAGGTCCTCTTAACTGTAAAAAAGAAAGTGATCATAATTGCATATGTGGTATCCATCCTCTGGCATGTCTTTTTGCAGGAGACACATTTGAAACTATTATACCAAAACTTAGTGATATAATTAAATGTGAGGCAGTCATGAATGATAAATTCGTGGGGGAAATAGATGGTGTATTTACAGACATTGATACAGATGAGACTAAAAGTCATAAATGTGTTTGTTCGATCATTGATGATACATCTCTATGTAGATCTCTTTTTAAACATGAATGTATTTGCATTTTTGATTATACTAGAGAAAAAGGCTGTAGAGAGTGCAAGATACCTAGTATGAAAAATAAAATTGAGGCAGAAAAATACTTCAAATAATAGGTATCATAGTATATTTTTAGCCTAAAAATACAAATTTGGAATCTTTTACTTTACTTTGATGTTTTTTTTGGAAATTTATTTTCTTGACAACTCTCTAAATCTAACTTTTTCTTAAACTCCATTAATTTTTCGGTATAATGTTGATCGATTTTTTCCAGATCGAAATCTCTAAAAAGTTTTTCATAGTAGTGATCATAATTTTCTAACACCTTAATAACAGTATCAACAAGTTGATCATATTCGCAAAAGAGAATATGATCTTTCAAAAATAAAAGGGAATCGTCACTACTCTTTTCGGTAACTACAATTACCCTGTTAAAGACACAACGATTGACTCGCAACTGTTCATGAACATTATAGTCTGGTGAGTTATGTATATTAACTAATGTTTTGTGGCTGAACAATTCCTTATCTCTTGTCTGCCCCCATTGCTCGGTTCCCGGTCCTCTTTTAATAATAGTAACATCAATACCCAACTCTTGGATTCCTTGTAGTATATTGACTCGATATTTACCATGTAAGAGTCCTACAAAGCAAACTGATTTGGTTTTAGGTAAATCTAAAATTTCATTCTTGTTCAATTGATAGGGAAGATAAAGGTATTTCTTTGTTGTCGTCATAGCATCACTAGGCTCAATATAGGCAAGATTACCGAGACTGTAGTCAACAAGTCTAAAATAGGAAGTCAAAGTAGCTATTCTTGCTCTTTCGTTTGATTTAGAGAGTTGTTCGGTATTTAAAATAATGATTTGATGTCTGGATAGTTCTACTTTTCCAGACGACTCATTAAGCTGCGATCTTTTTATTGATTTTTGTATAGGATGATTT